GTGGAAGCGGGATCAAGCAGACCCAAAACTTCCCAGGCTAAGAAGAACAAAGAGGTGGATGCCGCAAAGCGTAAATTCAACGCATCGGGATCAATGGCGGATTATCAAAATTATTTGAAAATCAAAAATCAATCTTAATAGGAGATATTAAAATATGGCCAAATCAGCCTCTTATAATACAGCCGGAAATAGAGAGTCGTTATCTGATGTTTTGACAATTCTAGAACCGGAATCCACGCCATTCGTAAGCATGGCACAAAAATTAACCGCAACAGGAACATTCAACGAAGTCCAGGTTGACAATTTATTGACTCCCGAATTTTCGGGAATTAATGAAGGCGAAGACGTTACGAGTTTTGTAAATCAAGCACAAAACCGCGCTCGTATTGGTAATTATATACAAAAATTCAGAGAAACGTTCGCAACATCCGACATTCAAGAACTTGTGGATACCGCTGGTGTCGCATCCGAGTACGCCAATAGTGAGGCAAAAGCAATACGCCAACTAAAAAGATCAGTTGAGTCGGCAGTATGTTCCGCACAAGATCGTCAAGCCGATTCCGGCGCTGGCGCACCTTACAAAACCCGTGGAATGTTCAAGTTCCTCGGAGTAGGCGGTCAACCATCAGACATTCCAGCGTTTGCTCAGAATGTAGCCAATGACACAACAGGCACTCAAACCGAATCAACCTTCAACACTGTTCTTCAAGAACTTTACGAAGCCAACGGAATGCCAGGTGGTCAGCTCACTCTTATTGCCGGACCGCAGTTAAAGAAAGAGATCAGTGATTTTGCGCGACAAGCACCCGGTGCAGGTTTTGCGTTTTCCGTAACTCAACCCGCAGAGAGCAAGAAGATCACTCTTACCGTTAATCTTTATGAAGGAGATTTTGGTACAGTAGCCATACTGCCGTCGGTATTTTTAAACCGAACTTCGGGCAGTGACACGATTGACAAAGACGCAGGATTATTGATTGATCCCGAATACGTTGGAATCCACACTCTCAAAGCCGAGTCTGTTTCTGAGCTTGAAAACCAAGGTGGAGGCCGTCGCGGGTATGCAGATATAATTTGTGGTCTTGCGGTGATGAGTCCTAAAGCACATGGCTTTTTTAACTGATAATCAATAACTTAGGGGAAAATAGACATGGGAAACCAATTATCAAATAACGAATTGATGGGTGATTTTACGGAAGTAGTCACACTTACTTTCGAGGATATTCAATCAGCAGGAACCACTGCAACCGCATTCGCCACAATACCCGCAGGGGGAGGCGTTGACGTAGCTATGGTTTTCGAGGCTGAAGCATTGGCAGGTACGACTGACATTACTCTTGATGTCGGAACTACTGAGGGAGATCCTGATGAGTTCATCGACGCTTTGGATGTAGATGCAATGTCTGCACCTGTCGCAAACACGGGTGAATCATTCGTGCAAGGAGCAGGAAACACCACAATTGAGGGTGGATCTCTTCCTGTCGGACTTACACAGACGGATGCCACGGTTTACTACAAGTTCGGAGGAACAGTAGCCAATCTGACTGCGGGAAAAGTAGTCATTGGTTTACGCATCTTCGATCTTGGTAGATTTGCATAAATCGTAATTTAGTTGTGGATTAGCCCCCTTCGGGGGGCAACTCCATACCTATACATTCATAAAATGGCGGAAATATTCTTACCTAAATGGAAGAACGGAAACGGTTCGAAATTCATGGAGAATTTGGATCGTTATTTGCGTTACGAGGTGGACATGGAACATCATCAAGCCGCCATGCGTGAAGCAATGGTACGCAAGGAAAACACTGAGATGGGTTCGGCTAAAACAGATGGACTCGGACAACTCACGGGTACGATTCCAGCACGGGAATATTTTCGTTGGCATCAATCACACCCAGGCTGTTGGGGCGATAAGAGTTTCATCAGAGAATTCTATCGGGACAATCCAAGTTTCAGAGCAAAACAAACGGAGAAGAAAAACTTCAGCGGAGCAAGTTCCAAGACAGCATGAGGACTATTGGCGTAAATGAAATGGTCACAAACCTCACCCTGATGGTTGGGGTCGATTCGTTTCTTACCGCTGAAACAAATGCCGCCATCCGTTCCTTCAACCGATATGGACGCTTGGCATGGGAACGGGCAAGATGGCCAGACACGGTCAGATTGGAGCAAAAGATACCTGACATACAGGTCAGGAACGTAAACATTACCAGCGGAGGGAGCGGATACACCGGAACTCCATCCGCAGGATTTTCTGGCGGAGGAGGATCAGGAGCCGCCGCCACACTTACGAAGAACTCGGACAACGAGGTAAATGGGGCCGCAATCACGAATCACGGCACTGGATATACGTCTGCTCCGACAGTTTCAATTACAGGCGGATCGGGAAGCGGTGCAACCGCAGTAGCCACAATCATTGCAGTGTTGGAATTGGGCAATACGATTGGCGAGATTCTTCGGGTTACCGAGCATGATCCGTATGAGATTCCGGGTTGTAGGGATTTGGCATTCCGCATTGAACATTCATCAGATTCAACGTCCGATTTCGGACAAGCGATATTGGTTGATCGCTCAAGCACATCACCCGTTTACGTTTTATATCGAGCGCCATTTCCCGGTTATTCAGCAGGCGGAGAATTTCCTTACGTATTCTCCGAATATGCAGTGCTTGGGGCATACTCAGACTTTCTTTTGAGCAATGGCCAATTCGAAAAATCCGGTCCAATCCAAGCACAAGCGGAAGCAGTCATACTACAGGAATTGGACAAGCTCGAAAGAGCGCAAATGCAGTCGGACAAATTACAATTCATCACTTACGGAACCACTTCACCCATAGGAATATAATATCATGGCATCAGAATATAGAGGACTCGGTCTCAATGGCGGAGAATACATAAATGATACGGCGGCGCACACAGGCAACTTCTTCGCAATCCAAGCGACTGAGGACACGGTGCTTGCCGCGCAGACATCAAACATCACAAACCTTGCAGATATTTGCGCGGGTCAAGATGCAACAACCTTATCCGCCGGAACTGTGCTGTATGGTAATTTCACCAGCGTGACTCTTACGAGTGGTGCGGTGATTGCCTACAATATATAATGTCGGGATCAGGCATATCCTTAAGCCTGCAACTTGGTGGCGGAAGGGCGGCTACCTCAAGCGGTCGCCTTGCGAGTAGTGCTTCCTCCTCGTTTAGCAACGCATTCAGCCTGGTTTTTGATGGTGTCGATGATTACGTCGACACGAATGATACTTTTCAAGCAACTTACAGAAGCAACCATACGATAAGCTTTTGGCTCAACACTGGCAATTCCGCATTTGCACGATTGTTTGGGGTTTGGAAGAGTACAAATTCAAATTCACAAAATGCCTTATATTATGACGGGTCAGGGAGCATGGTCTACAGATATACCACGGACGGAGCAACCAAAACTACACTGCAAACCTCATTCTCACCAAACAACAGTTGGCAACATTATGCCAGTACCATCACACAAAGTGGGAGCAATATAGTGGCTAAAGCTTACTTAAACGGACAATATAAAGGCACGCAGACTATAACTGGCAACATGTCACAGTTTAATGCGGATGGAAATTCATTCATCGGACTCAATAATAATAAAACCGATGGTCATTTTGACGGCCTAATGGATGAGGTCGCTGTTTTTCCATCGGCACTTAGTGACGGAGGAGTTTCCCCAGATGATCTTGCTCAAGGAGATATTGCAACATTGTATAATAATGGAGTGCCGGGAAACATATCCTCATTCAATCCCATTGCCTGGTTCAGAATGGGAGATTTGAATGGTGGAAGCGGAGATACCATCACCAACGCCGCGCCACCGTCGAGTACGAACGGAACAAACGCTACAGTTAAAAATGGAGTGTCGGGCAACACTACACCAACTTATTCAACATCTGTGCCAACAACATGAGCAAAACCTATTGCATAATCAATTCTACAGATGTATCGAGCATCGACTTTGACCAGGTATTTGAGACCAGCGCCCAAACTCTACGCTACTCAATCGATGGCTCCCAAACTGTCGTAAAGTACGAGGGCACACAACCTTCATTCTTGGCTGGAAAAACAGAATACACGCATCCAGAGATACTTACCATTCTTGCAGGGCCAGAATGGACTAGCGACGAAGAATAATGGCAACGGAAGTGGGAGAGGATACGCAAATAAAAGCAAACCTAGCTTTTATGGCAAAGACGGTGAGCGCTGTTGTCATAGCCACTTATTCCTATGTTACAATTAAATCAGATATCGATGAGATACGAAATGACAATATTCGGATTCATCACGAGGTTGATATGAACAGCGAATTCAGAGTAAAGTGGCCAAGGGGAGAACTTGGTGCATTGCCTGATGACGCTGAACAAAACATGAGACTTTCCTTTTTGGAGAGTCAAATGAGCAAGCATAATGACATGCTGGATAAAATTCGATATTCCGGAAGTGATTAACGATATGGAAATATCTCATTACATGTTCGCTGGTGTCGGAGTTGCACTCTCAATCCTAGGTTTTTTTATCAAACGGAATAAATGGGAACTCGAAAAGATGAATGAGCGACTTAGACAATTGGAAATATCAAGCGCCGAACAAAGCAAGGATTTGTCGCATCTGACCAAACTTGCCGAGGATCGGCGCGAAGACGTTAAGAATCTTTTCATTAGAATGGAGGGCAAATGAAATGTTTGAACTACTTACGCTCTTTCTTACGGGTGGTGGGTCTGCCGCAATGGGTAGCATACTCAAGGGCGTGTTTGGTGCGATTACTGATTCGCGTCAGCAAAAATATGAAATGGAAATGGCGAGGGAATGTCGTAACAATGAATTCGCTCTTAAATTCCAGGAAGCGCTCAATAGTGGTCCTGGTGGAGCTTTTACTCGTGCTACTCGTCGCATGCTTGCTCTTATCGGCATGTTCACACTCTCGTTCATTACCTGCATCACCACGATATACCCAAGCGTTCCACTCATCAGCATCACAAATATTACAGGAGAAGGGAAAAAAGAATTTCTTTTCGGACTCATCAGTTTTCCAGCAGAGCAAGCCCCTCTGGTTGTCACAACCGGACACATTGCCCTCTTCGAAGCGACCGTTGTGTTGCCGCTGATCATTGGATTTTACTTCACACCTGGAGGACGTCGCTGATGTTTGATCGGGCATCTTTCGTAGGGATGGGCGGAACACTCGCCACCTTTGGATTGTCTGCACTCGATACGGTTGTGGGTATTGCAGTCGGATTGGTGACTCTGGCATATATGAGTCTGAAACTTTATCAGGAGTTAAGGAAGAAGAAATAATGCCACGCTACACACCAAATGGTCCGCTCGATGATCCTATTCTGGTTGATGGAGATCGTGGATTTCGTGGTATTGATTCTTATCTTGAACCTACCACTTTGCAGGCTGGATTCGTTGAGACTAGTGAGAATATGCGACTTGATGGGGATTTCGCAAAAGTACGCGGAGGAATTGAGTTCAAGTCGGGAGCGGTAACCTTGACTTATTCGGCAGGCACAGAGGAAGTATTTGCCACATCTTTATTCTCAGACCCGGCAACGGGAAATGAATACATTGCCTGCGCAACTAAGGACAAAGTAATTCTTTGGAATGATAGTAACAACACGGGTATTAACGTAGAATACACAGGTTCCCAAGTAGTTGCCGCCGCAGATGGCGCATCTTTTTGTCAGGCGTTGGAAAAATTAATTCTATTCAGAGGTACGGGGAAAGATCCATTGGAATGGGATGGTTCATTCACGGACACGAATAGTGACGGCACGGTGGACAGCACCTTTGATTTGAAGAATGCATCTCCAAGCGCGGGGACTATTGAATGTCCGCGGACTACTTTCGGTATATTCTTTGCGAATAGACTAATCGTTCCACAACCAAGTGATTCCGCATACACAGTAATCATGTCGCAATTGCTCAATACAGACGAATTTTCTGAAGCTGATTCACAATTCCGAATCAATCGAGGGACTGCGGATCGTTTGATCGGATTTACTCCTTACCTGGAAAATCAGTTACTCGTATTTTTCCGCAACAGCATCCATCTCATCAATAATGTCGCAGTCACCTCTGCCGCCGCAGTCTTTGAAATTACCCGTCAACGCGGATGTGTGGCCCGTAAGAGCATAGCCGCAAGTGGACCACAAATTTACTTCTTGTCCGACGATGGAGTATTTACCCTTCAGCAAGGTTTGGACCCAGCGAAGGGCTTGGGTGTGGCAATCAGTAAGGTAAGTGGCGAAGCAATTCCACTTACACGACCGATTCAAGATCAATTCAAAGACGTCAACTTTGCCGCCGCTGAGAAAGCATGTGGTATCGTATTCGACAATAAATATTTCTTGGCAGTAGCCACGGGTTCCTCGACTGATAATAATAAAGTTTTAGTTTACGACATCCTTAACGAAGCCTGGGTCTCCGTTGATTCCTTTCCATCCGGTTTCGTTATAGATGATTTTGTCACAGTACTACATGGCAGTAATCCACAAAGGCGTAGACTCTTTGCAGTAAACGACAAGGGATGGCATCTATTGGACGAAGCCGCTACTGATATCACGGGAACAATTGGTAATGCAAGTACTACCTCTACTGCAATCAGCGCAAAGTTAAAAACCCGTTCCTTCACTTTCAACAACCTTGACGTCAAGAGATGGCAACGCGGACAAGTCGGAGTCAACACCGAGGCATCTGATGCGTTCACCGTGAAGGTCAACACCATCGATCCTGACACAACAAGCACTGTCTTGTCGCACACTGCTTCGGGGACCGAAGAAGCGTTACTACGATTCGGAACGGGTAGGGTACGTGGCTATGGGGCAAACGTAGAAATTAACATTACTGCGGGGAGACCGATCCTCCCTTCTCCTTCTTCCCTCTCTCTCTCCTC